CGTTAGCATTGCCCCTGAAGGCAAGCAGCCTCGCAAGATGGCGCTGATTATTGATAAAAAAGGAACCCGTCCTTATGCCCCAAAAAAATCCTAGTTTGTCGATAGGCAGGGGCGAGAAGCTACCTGTTAGCAAGGGTGCTGGCCTGACTGCGAAAGGTAGAGCCAAACTAAACCGCGAGACTGGCAGCAATCTAAAGCCTCCTGCGCCTAATCCAAGGACTAAGAAAGATGCAGGCCGCAAGGCTAGTTTCTGTGCGCGTATGGCTGGTGTAGTGCGTAAGGCTAAAGGGCCAGCTACACGGGCAAAGGCGTCACTAAGAAGGTGGAACTGCCGATGAGTCATCCAGCGCAAATAGACTTTGTTGCAAATCTGCGGTTTAAGTTTCCAGAATACTTCGTTGGCAAGAATGTGCTGGAAATAGGTAGCCTAAATATCAACGGTTCAATCAGACCACTCTTTGAGAAATGCACCTATGTTGGGGTTGATCTTGGCGAGGGAGCCGACGTTGATGTGGTGGCTAGAGGGGAAGACCTCACCTATCAAAATGATAGCTTTGACGTTGTGGCAAGTTGTGAATGTTTTGAGCATAACCCTGAGTGGGTGGCGACGCTAAAAAACATGATCAGGATGGCGTCAGGTTTGGTATTCTTTAGCTGCGCTACCACTGGACGCAAGGAACACGGTACACCGCGCACAAGTCCTTCTGACGCACCCTTCTGCGGTGACTACTACCGCAATCTAACGGAAGAAGATATACGGAAGGAAATAGACTTGTCAGTATTCAAAATATATCAATTTATAAGTAATGATACGGTTCACGACTTATACTTTTGGGGGATCAAATGAAGACCGGACTATACGCAAACATCAATGCTAAACAGGAAAGAATCAAAGCGGGAAGTGGTGAGCGCATGAGAAAGCCGGGAAGTAAAGGTGCGCCCACCGATGCTGCATTCCGCAAGTCTGCCAAGACTGCACGCAAGACTAAGAGATAAGTTCTGCTGGCCTAGCCTTCCCTTCTAGGCTTTCCCCCGCCTTCCTCTGGCGGGGGTTTTTTACTCACTACCCATCAAGCCGCCTTCAAACAGGTAGGTTCCCATGTGACCCATTTGGCACCAAGGCGCTGCATAAATCTTGCCGCCAATCTTGCGCCACTGGTGACAGAAGAAGTAATCCTCTGACAACAAGCGTTTGCTCTTTGGATCAATGGGATCAAGGAAGAAAGCGTATATTTCCTGCCCTGCCAAGTGCGTCATGTCGCTAACGTAAGTGTCTGTGTGAGGCTTCAATTGCTCAAAGACATCACGCTTGACCAGCATGAAGCCCGTGCCAAGGGCTGATACTTCACACGGCTGATCTACTGGCACCGTAATAGAAGACTCGCCTTCCAGAAGATTGACTACAAAGCTGCCTGTGTGGTTTTGCAAGTTATCTTTGCCATCCAACACAGCTTGTTTAACCATATCCCAATTGATTTCCTTCTTTGGATAGATTCCACCTATGACATCAACATCGGCCTCAAGCATTTTGACTGCATCCTCTGCCCGAAACTTAATGTCAGCATCAATCCAGAATAGGTAATCAGCATCACCTTGCAGGAATTGGTGCGCCATGTTGCAACGTGCGCGAGTAATCAGGCTTTCATTAAACATAAATGCGCAAGAAGTCTTGTAACCCTTGGCACCCAAGACATTGATCAAGTTAATCAACGACTGAACAAATACACCTGTGCATTGCCCACCATACATAGGTGTTGCAATAAAGATATGTTTCTGCTTTTCCATGTAATCTCCGTAAAGGTGGGGCGTGCCACAGTGACGCTGCGCCCCGCAACGCTCCTAACTACCTTCAGGCGAAGGTTCATCCTGTGGCTGATGGGGGGTTAATTCGTTACCTAACAGAGTCAGCAAGTCGGAAAGTCGGAGCATGGCTAAAGACTTATTGCCATCCTCACGCATGATTACAAGGGGTATTTGACCTATCTCGCAAGCCTTCTCTGCTTGCTCCATAAAATCATACACCGCAATCTTGCGTCTGCGTTTGCATTCAATGAGATATTTGCCAAGGATTAAGTCACCCTCATCCGACACCTGATACTGCTTCAGGTTGCGGCGAATGCGTATGCCTAGCTGATCAAATATTGCATTGGCGACTTCACGTTCATAGCTTGCGCCACGCTGCCTGTTAAGTTTGCTCATGGTGGGGGTGGGGTACTCGCTGCACTGCCTTTGCATTTCAGCTAACTGGTCAGCATCCGCTTTCCCCCGAAAGAGTTAATAACAGTTTGTATTGCAGCTATTTCCGTAGCAGCAGGTTGTACAAGTAACACACCTCCCTTGATCGCAGTAGGTATTGTAAGTGCAGCTTGCCCAAACCAGTGGTGCGGTAACTGCTAACCAGAGCGCAAATAGGTATTTCATGTGACCTCCATTAGAAAGGAATATCGCCATCATCTTTCCGCTTGCTAGGGAAAGGGTTGACATTGCCGGGGCCGGTGCTTTCAGGTGGCACCCAAGTATCTTCTTTGATAGAAATTAGCGCACCCCCTTTCGTGTCCTTAGTCCATGCTGCCAGCTTGATTGTGTCACCCGGAGCGTAGTGTTCAGATACCTTCAGTTCACCACGCCAGTCAGGACTACTAGGCGACTTCTTATTACGGTTGCTCAGTAGCACGCCCGTACCCATCTTGCGTTCAATGTCTGGTCGATCCATGTTGCTTCTCCTTAACTAATGAATAACGTGCTATCTCTTTCTTCCCAACACGCACCGTTTGCGTCACGATAGTGTGTCCATTTTTCCTAAGTTCCTCAATGCGTGCCGCCAGCCGTAGCACGCCGTACAGTCTTAGGCTATCAAGGGCAGTAATGCCATCACCTTGCTGCAAGTGATCTAAGATCATGGCTGATTGCCCCTTGCCGCTGGCTGGCTTCAACCCTTTTTTATCTGCTGATCGCAATCCTCCTTCGCCCTTTTCACGCCCTTAGTCCATACCTCGAACAGCACTGGCTTTTCAGCTTCAATCATGCCAAGCACAAAGTCATTAGCGCCTTCTAGTGCTGTGATCTTTGCCAGCTTCTCGGCAGCGTTTAACTTGCCGCTTGCCATGATGCTTGTGACCATATCCAAATAGCCATTGACAAACTCATCATCGTTGGCATGGTAGGCATAGGCTTCGCTCTTTCCCGGCACCATGAAAGCCACGCCTGTGGTGAGCTTTGGTGGTGGTGCAGGTACTTCGATGGGTGCAACTGCTTGGGGTACGATCAGAGGCTCTTTACGCGCTTCCGGGATGGTTTCAACTTCAGTCTCATCAAGCATTCCGAGTCCACAATGTGCAAGAACCGACCTGCGTATTGCTTTCGTAGTCGCCTTAAGGATGGCATTAGCCAATCTCTCGCCGACAAGGGTTGAAACATCCACTGCGCCTTGATTTTCTGAAACTCTTCCGTCAGCGCCCGTGCATCGGACGGAGACAATGTAAATTCCATCCACACGTTCCCGATGCGTAATCTGAGTGGAAAGTTTGTGGAGCGCACAAAGCTGTTGAGTAGCTCCTGCGTTCGCGTAAAGGATTTGTTTACCATTGAGTGTTAGCAAGTCAAAAGGTTTAGCGGCTGGATCAAGACCAACTTGGCGGCAGCGATACAAGTAATACTCTTTCTTCTGATCCTCGTTCAGTCCAGACAAGTCACCACGCAACACAATGGATGATTGGATAGCAGGGTCAAGTGCGACCATTGCCGACTCCCCCGCCATGTTGACTACGTTACTCATGGCTAATCCTTTCTTCCATCATGGCATCTGCTACCTCGTATGCCCTTCTGACAAACTCAGAAACGGGTGCGTGCGTGTCAGAAGCTAACAAACCCTGCATAGCTTTAGCTGCAAAGTAATCGCGTAAATCCATGCCATCACTTCCTGCGCCTGTGTATGGAAATGCTTTGAAATTATCTTCACTCATGATTTCCTTCCTCCATATCTAATTTGGCTCTTGCATAACCAGCAGTAAAACAAGCCTTGATCAACAATCCGTAGAACGAATTTGGATGAATATCGCCTTCATCCCACCATAGGTATCTGCACCATACTTTGCAGCCTTCTATGTGCATACGATCATAGTTCTTGTACTTCATAAAATGGTTATGGATCGTAGGCCATATATTTCTTGAATGACCGTAGTGCCATGATGAATCTAAGTCATCATATTTTTTCTTCCGCATAGCCGCCTCACTTCAAAAGGAAACGGCGTGAACCGGGTTGCTCGACCACAAATTTGTCATACATCTCTGGCATAGCATTGCGAAACAAGTCTTTGGAAAAGGATTTAGTCGATTTGCTGGCCTTCCAAGTAGCTAGGATTCGACCGTCATAGGTAGCTAGTTGGCTGGCTTCCATCATGTAGCCTTGCACTTTGGCAGCTAGGGCATCTTCCTGCGCTTCTAATACTTTGCGCTGTTCTTTGACGATCTTCAGCATCTCGCAAATGTTTTCCAATTCCTGATTGGCTAACAGGCTGTTGCCATTGTCTTCCTTGTAGACAATCTTGGCGGCATCACCCATCGTTTCAGGGTCAAAGTTTCTAGCTTTGATACGCCCCCAAAACTGTGCCATCTCTCTAGCGTGTAAATCCCATTGCTCTTCTGAGAAATGCTGCGGGTAGTGGCAGATTTCCTGACCGCCAAAGCAGACCACTAGGATGACGTTAGGGATACGGTGGACTAAGGATTCATGCAGGCATTGAACACGGTAGCCTGTATCAACATCAGTTGTACCATCGTCACCATACTTCTTGCGCTGGTGGATACCTAGATTCTTGACCTCATAGAGTGTCTGCCCATCCTCTGAAATGTAATCAAAGTGTGAGGCAAGAAAGCTATGTTGCGGGTGGTACAGAGAGTAGTCAGCATCTTTGAAATTGATGCGTTGTCTGCGTGCAAACTCTTTCATGATGGGTTCCTGCATGACTAAACCCATTTGCACAGCTTCTACGTTAGATAAGTCATCTAAAGGTTTGACACCAATCTTCTCAGCGTAAACCTCACCGCTTCTACCTTCAACGAAACGGCGTGCATCGTTAGACCACAATGCGTTATTACGCACTTCGGGTGAAAAGTCACTCATGTTTAGCCCCAGTTAGTTTTCGTCCTGATCCCACAATAAGACTGATAGCAACAGGACAATAATTGCTACTAGCCCACCAGCACCCACTAAAGCAGCGCCGATAAAAGTTATGATTTGAAAGGTGTTCAAGGCGCACCTCTTTCCCTAATCCTCAGTGCTGCCACCCTGTAATAGTTTGACAACTTGTCCTCTGCCGCCATCTCGTCAAGTAACTCGGCACAGGCTTCACGCTCTGCTACCACAGCTTCACGAACTGCAACACAGGTAGGACGCTGGCAGTCAGCATGGCAGGTATGAATGTCCTCTTCATTCATCGCGCACCTCTTTCACGGATAGTTAATGCGTATTGGCTACCAAAGTAAAGGTCATCATCTTCAACCATCTCACATAGCTTCGCGCATTCCTCTCGCTCTAAGGCTGCAATTAGGTTGGCAAAGCGTTCTAATTTATCTGCCCATACTGAACCGTAATGCTGATCGTCAAGACAGTCTGTTTCCCTCGCCATCCTCATGATGTCATCTCTCGTCATAGTTTCCTCTGGCAAGTAAACGCCTGAATGTCCACCCTGAAGGCCGCAGCAAACCTGCAATCAGCGGCTATACGGCTCTCAGTTTGAACAGCGCCAATGTAGTAGCTAATGATGAGTAGGACGATGGTAAACACCGACCTAGCCCACCAGCGATGAATAGCCTCGACGCCTTGTTTAAAGACTTTGGCGATCATGTCGCGTTCAGAAGGGGCTATCACGCATGGCCTCCTCGAATTCTTGCCTAGCCTTTTCTCTGGCAATCTGAGTTTCTTGCACTAACACGAACCATTGCGCATTAGCACCACAGTCAATGTCACGCTTGGACTGCCGTTGAGCAAAGCAATAAGGGAACTCTTCCTTGCCGGTAACAAGGCTACGTTCAGTGGTAACAGGATTGATGCAGCGGTCTTTCTGACCGTGTTCATTGCCAAAGAAGAAGCAATCAACACAGAGTTTGATGTCTTTAATGTAAGTCATGGATAAGCCCCAGATGGATGGAATAACGGATTAGGCGTCGAGTTCTACCAATTGGAAACGGCGTTCACGAAGGCGTAAAACGGAAGCAGACAGGTGATGAACAGACGCTTTAGCACGGTCTAACGCAGCTTGAGCAGCAGCTTCCTGCTTGCGAATACGGTCTATTAGGTCTGTGTCTTGACGAGGATCGAATT